TTGTTAGGATTGTCAGGGTGGCCTATCACGATCACCGCTGGAGTGGTAGATGTCTGATCTAATTCCAATTCTGTACCATATAATGTCTGATGCTCTAGAGATATTTTACCACCTTCAGCCGTACCAGCAGATACCCAAGGAATATCCAATGTAATCCCGTAAGCGTCAGGCACATTTACTACTGTATATGTTCCAGACTGAACATGAATCGATGCTGACACTGAGTGATCTACCACAACTCTATCTCCTATTTTAAATTTATGAGGTCTAGTAGGTGTAAGTTGAACAAGTTTTGTGTTGCCAGAATCAAACTCAAAATCATCATATTTCCATTGAACTTTATGCAACCCATCTTCAATTGGATACGTGTCTGTTATTTCATGGAATATCTCTTGATCTGAATCGATTGGCTCCGTTTCGGCTATCACTGCACCGTCAAGTTGAGTGACGTAAAAATTTACTATAAATTTGTTCTGATCGCAACCATCATTTGTATTGTATCCACGTATAATCATTTTGACAGGATAATTTACTGTCGATGAATTAGGAGATCCTCCTTGATTTATTGTGTTAACCTTATAGCCAGTACTAACTGTGTAAAGGCCCCAATTAGACCCTCTCCTAAAATATATTGACGCTGCACCTGTTGGTAACCCAGTATTCCCAGCTACCTGAGTCCATTGAGTATATATCTCATCTTCAAAGAACCACTCCTCTATGTTTTCATATTGTCTTGATGAGTAAAACGTCATAGAGTGAGGAGATTGATCTGGGAATGACGTACTAGGATTATCTTGATATATCCATAATTTTATCTGAGCACCTGCATTTATTTGTTGCGTAAAACTATCGTCTGGAACTATTGCAAACCCACCATGATTATCCCCAGTTGGTAATCCTGTTCCTTTTGATGTCAATAACTTCAGCCTTCCTCCAAATACATTTTGAGCACCACTATTATTAATATCTCCTCGACAATTTATTCTCCAAGAGTCTCCTATATTATACCCCGTTGCTGTAGAAAATTGTACATTAAAAAGTATAGTACCATTACCAGATTGTATAGGAATATTAGTGTTTGGTGTTATCACTTGTGGAGAAGACCATGAACTTAAGGTAGAAGCTGTGAAATTAGTCCCAACAAACCTATACCTGAACCTTGCGGAACCAGATAGAATGTCATATATCTCCAATACAACCCTCAAGTCATCAATTCCGAGATACTCCCAGTTATTTGATATGCTTAACGAGCTTCCATTAGAACTAGACCCGTAGAATACTGGGCTCTCTGTACATTTAAAGTATCCATCAATTGGGAAAAATGAGTCTTGATTACAGTTAAGTACTGAAATATTAGAAAGTGGTGTAGTATCATTTGCCCCATAAGATGAACCTGAATAATATTGAATCGAAGACTGAGGAAAATCGCCTCCATCAACCTTAACTTTAAAATAAACACCTGGTGATTGATACGATCCATTATCAAGAAAATCCTTAGCTTTAACATCTATTTCTAATACCTTATACTTCTTGTTAGATAATGTTGGCCCGTCAGCATTTGACTTAAATATTATATATTCACCAACTTTTATCTTATCAACATCTGATTGATTTATTAGGAAGTAGCGATACACACCTTGAGAGTAGTATAATATTGGAAACACATTATAGTACTGAGATTTTGATTGTTTTATCACAACCCTGTAGTGTGTAGCAAAGATTGGAGGCTCATTATCAATCTCTAAAACTATACTATTTGCGTGTATACTATTCTCTGGTTTTATATATACAGTGCCACCATATGTTGAGTTAGTCGAATTTGATGGAGTAGTCAAAACTGTAGTAAGTCTACCGTAGTTATCGCCATAAACAACACCAATCTCGTAATCTCTATCCGAACGGAATGTTCTCTTACCGTTATTATCCTCTATACTAGAACTTATATATCTAACATTATGTTTTATAGGAAGGTCAATCCCTTGCTCATTAACCACATCATAAAACTGAGTATAGTTACCATATACCAACCTTCGCTCAATAATATCTTGAGATTTAGCCTTTAAAGGTACGTTGTCAAATAATCTAGTTAACTGATCTGAACTAAGAACAGTATATGTCTTATTATTTGCAAATTTATATTTATACGAATAGTTGTTATCTATGTTTAATACATCTTTCTTAAACTCCTCGACTACCACTACGTTGAGATTTTTTGAATCTCTAAAAACCAATTGTATCGACTTAACGAATCTATTACCCGTCTCGAATGTTACCTCGACTTCGTTCTTCGTGTTAGCCATTGCTTTATTATTTCCTGCAGCATAATCAATCTGAAAATTACCAGGATCAAAAGAAACTCCAGAAAATGGAGAAAGCGAACTATATTGGTTATCAACATATTTATATCTGTAAGCAAACTGAATAAATCTTTTTTCAATGTTATTCTCTTCGTCCTGCTCCTGCGTCAAGTATATAGTAGGGGCATTCATTGGAGGAGCTTTTATAACTCTAATATCATCATCTATCCTAAGATCATCTATAGAGTAAGACTTCCATCTAGAAATATTACCACCAAAAGGCTCATTATAATTGTCTGTCCAAAATAACAAGCCATCGATATAATTAAACCCCGTAACATAATAGTCAGGGTTGAAATTCAATTTGCTAGGAGTAGTAGGAGTTGCCTTATTAGATTGAAGAACTCTTGTTATAGTATCTGAAATCTCATTATATTCAAATACTCCATCAAAATAGTCTGATGAAACTAAGTAGTATATCTTTCTTTCAGCCTCAACTGGTATAGCCCCAATAGTTCTAAATGAACTATCTACTGGGTATCCACAAACAGAAGACAAGTCTTGTACTTTTGTATTACCTTTTTTGTTTCTAGCGGTTCCTGAGTTAGAGTCATCACCACTAGATACGTCTATGTTTAAGGCATCTCTATATTGACCTCTAGGAACAAGGCGTTCATCTAGATCCTTGTTCATCATGGCAGATGAGAAAGTTCTTATACTTCTAGCCATTATTTAATCCATTTTTGCTGACCTCTAAGTGTCATCAAAAGATCAGCTGGGTTCATTTTATTTATTCTGATTCTGGCATTTCTATAAAGTGCCCTCATGCTCTTCCTGGCGTTCTCTATTCTCATCAGTGGTATGTCCACTTTACTATCTAGCAAAGAGTAAGTGATATATGCGTATATATACTTCTCAAAGAATTTGTTAATCATTATCTCTGAGTCAACACCGCCCTCCATACCATCGGATACATACTCTATCACTATCTTCTGACCAGACATAGACGAATCAAAGTCAATAACACCTGCTCTTCTATTCACACGAAACTTAGGATTGACATTCATCTGACTTGGATCGTCCCCATATCTCTGGCCAACATAGTAGTAGCAGCAATCAGCAGAAAAGTCGTTTATATTCGAAGTAGATGTCCCATCAATTCTAGCCTGATCAAGATCAGATATAGGAGCGTATAAAACATTACCATCCATATCAAACTGAAGATCGTCATTGTTATCGTATAGATAAGCTTTAGCAGACATCTCAGTAGAATTCTCTACAAGTGGGTACAACGTCCCGTCTTGAAGTAGTGACATTCGAATATAGTCAACATAGTCATATGGCATTACTAGCTTAAGGTCATCACCAACTATTGCCTCAAGAACCTTTATCTCTTTCAATGCATCGTAGTTTAACTCCTTAATGCACTGCTTAGCGTGGAATCGAACCAAAGACCTATCTACGTTATCAACAATCTTATCCTGACCAACATAGGCGAACATGTAATTATTAACAACATCTTTCACTGAAACGTATTGATACGATCCGTGGTTTGCGTTTGTTGGAGCTGAACCACCGTTTAGGTAGTATTGGTAATTAGTTAAGTAAGGCATTATTGCTCAAGTTGTTTCTCAGTAGTTATATTTCTGTTAGCCGCACTCGCGACAGCGTTATCTCTTATTTGAGTTCCAGCATACAATAGTATCAAGTCTACCAAGTTATCCATATCATCTAAAGGCAACTCAAAGTCTTGGTAATCTGTTGCAGACTGATCAAATACAGGCTCTCCACCAGATAAAGACGAATAAGTCCACTTAGGATCTTTAGGGTATCTTATGTACTGACACTGAACGTTACTAACTATCGATGAAGGATATACTCTTATTGATTTATTTGAATCCTGATAGTTAACAGGAACAACATCAATAGTATTATCATTATCAAATACAACACAAACAGGATAATCTTCTGAAGGTGATGCATCCAATAATAGGTTCATCTGCAAAGCCTTAGCCGCTGTAACCGTCTCCACCTCAACAGTACCATCATAGATAATATTCTTAGACCAGTAAGAATCAGATGGTAGTATAAATTTAGTAGTACTCGGTGAGTAAGGTAATGAGTCTTCAGCATAGAACGACCCTATAACCTCTTCAAGCTTTTTAGGTACATCTCCGTATCCAGATTGATGTCTTCTAGTGTTTCTCTTATAAACTGCACGGCTGTAGTCATGGAAGTATTGCTCAAACAATGTTAATTGAGCTTGCTTTGCATACATGTTGAATTCTTCAGGAGTAACATAACCATTGTTATCCTTGTTTAGAATATGTAAGACCGTATTTCTTACGTCATTAATCATAAGGAAAGTTTACACAAAGATAAGAAAAAGGGAGATACTAAAATAGAATCTCCCTAAGACACACAACATAGAAAAAGATTATAACTCAGAAACTGCCTCCTCTAAAGCTTTAAAATCTTCCAATCCATCATTAGAATTAAGGTATTCTTGGAAGTGCTGTATATGGTTTACACCTTCAGGCACTCTGGTGATCATCCTCTTGTTGCCTTTCAAATTGAAAAAGATCTCCTTATTATTACGCCTAAACGTTACTAGATTTTCATCGATAGCAGTAGCCACAATATTATTCATCTCTATGGAAGGATCCTCAATCATGTCTAGGAAGTCAACAGGGTTGTTTCTTGCAAATAGCTTTACATCCTTTCGAATCTCGCTAGCATATAACTTGTTAGTGTCTCGGCTAAACGTTCGGTGAATAGCCTTATATTGATCGTCAGTAAGTTTTCTTGATAGATCTTGAGCTTTGTACTCAATCTCAAGCATTCTTTCAGTATCCTCAGCCTCAGCCTCAAAGTCTCTTAGTTTAAACAAAGAGCCGCCATTACTAGCATTATCTGGATGATGCTCTAGAAACTTAACGAGATTATGACGCTTTTTGTCAACCTTTAGAACTCCATCCTCAAAAATAATTGGCTCAAGTATGACATGTCCCTCCTGCTCATCCTCAAATATACTCTCTTTATTTGATGCATATCTAAGTGCTCTGGTTCGTTTTGTCTCAGGATCTTCAAACAGTAAAGCCTTGCTTCTACTGTGTTTTGTCGCAATCATAACAGACATAGCTCTGTGATCACGCATTAATTGATAGTAAAGAAAATTATCTTTCATTTGTTTTGATTTAATTTTATTATAAATTTAGTAAAAACTGGGAGAGAACTTAATCCCTCCCAGATTTGTTTATTAAGGGTTATTAGTCTTTGAACAATACGAAGTTGTTTCGACCAACTGTACATAGAGCACGCTCAGAAAGGAAGTTAACCTCCATTGCATCAAGGTCGCTAGTCATAGCACCTCCAGCACCACCTGTGATCCATGTTTTGTATCGACGATCCTCAGCACCGTTTGGAGCAACACGGTAACGTACGTGTAGGAATGGACGCTTCATTTTTGAACCAAGAACTTGGTCATAAACGCTCATCTCACCTGCAGGTACAAGTACCCCGTTAACTTTACCTCCAACAATACCTCCACGAGTAGAAGCATCATTTAAGTATTTCCAGTCAGTTTTGTAGAAATCGTAAGATCCACGACGGAAACCATCAAATCCAAGGTTGATAGCCATATCCTCATCGTTGTCGAACATTCCGTAAGAAGTACCACCAACTCCGTAAGAGTTCTGTGCAGCAAGCATGTCGTCTATATCGATAGCGAAATCACGCTCAACAAACAAAACATTTTGCTGGATAGCAGCATTCTTGTCAAGACGCTTAAGGATAGCATCAAAGTCAGCGATTGTTGATGGGTTACCACCAGACCAAACGTTACCTCCGTCTTCAACAGCGTCGAAGAATCCTTGAGTTCCTGAAGTAGCACCTAAACCTGTAGCAGCAACACCTGACCCCGGATCAGTTGGAACGTGTTCAACCATCATCATCTCAAGGTAGTCATCAAATCGCATACGAGTCTCGTGCTCAGAACGAAGATACCATAGGTAACCAGTTCCAGCAGAACCTTCAACCTCAATCCATCCGATCTGTGCCATATCTGATCCAGAAACAGCGTAACGATCCTTGATGATTACAGGTTTTACTTCACGGATTTCAGACTCAGCCTCTAGAGAACCTTCCATCCCTGTGTCACCTTTCTGGAATTCAGATCCATAAACGAAAGCGATAACATCAGTGATACCGTCAGTAAATCCAGGAGCAGTTGCATTATAGTAAGCAACATTAAATGTACCTCCAGAAACAGCAGTAATATAAGCCTTTTCAGACTTGTTATCACTAGCAGAAGAAAGTAATACAACCTGACCAACACGGAATACACAAAAGGCAGTTCCATTGTCGAATGTTTGTGTACCTGAAGATACTGCTGCAGTTACCTCAACACCCTCATACTTAGTGTGAAGACGACCTTGCTCAGACCACTTGATAAGGTCAGAAGCAGAAGGCTCCTCAGCACCTACCAAACGAAGGAATGAAGAGATTGAACGGTTACCGTAAACCTCGAAATCATCCTTCACTGTATCTGGAAGGTATTGGTTAAGGAAATCAAATTGGTTCGAAGCCAAATAGTTTGTAGGCAAAGCTGCCTTTGTAGAAGATGGAGTTAATGTATATCCACCTACTGGTAATGAAAATGATCCAGCCATTTTTTCTAATTTTTAAAGTTATTATTTACGTTTTCTAATACGCAATC